GTTTCCCAGTCACGATCGAATGGGGGTGCTAGCGGTGTCTGGGCGGCTCTCAGGGCGTGTGAAAGTGGTGGCAACTACTCAATAAATACAGGAAATGGCTATTATGGTGCGTATCAATTTACCGCATCTACGTGGTTGTCTGTGGGCGGAGTAGGTTTACCACATTTGGCTAGCCCAGCAGAGCAAGATAAGCGTGCTCAAATACTGCAAGAACGCTCTGGCTGGGGACAATGGCCAGCATGTGCAGCGAAACTCGGTTTGCTTTAGGTTGACATTCCACAGGTGGCGTACGATAATTGAACTAAACCTGTGGTCTTAATCTAAGCTATGAATAAATTAAAAGACCTACGAACACTCATATCGATCAAGGCTAATGACGAGGGCCAGTTACCTAATGAGATCGAAATACTACAGGCTGGAATGTGGCGTACGCCGTATCATGGCAACTTTCAAGTTACCGTCCAAGACCTAAATGAATACGTCCAAAACTTTGCCAACGATGTACGTGCCAGCTCTAGTACGCATGGTCTACCGATTGACTTTGAGCACAACACTCATGGCGGTGCCGCCGGGTGGCTAACAAAACTAGAAGTTCGTGGTACTAGTCTATGGGCTACTATCGACTGGAACAAAAAAGGTGCCGAAGCGATTGCTAATAAAGAGTATAAGTTTTTCAGCCCCGAATTTCAGCCAGAAGATTATGAAGATCCCGAACGAGCTGGCGTGTTTTATAACAATGTCTGCATGGGTGGCGGTCTTACCACGCGCCCACTGTTCAAAGGTTTAACCCCTGTCACTGCTAACGATGCCGACGAGAAAGAAAAAAAAGTGTTGACACCAGGTCTCGCTGGCTCTACTATTTATATAAAACCTGTGGTCAATCATAAAGAGGAAAATATGAAATTACAGGATCTACTCGAAAAAAAGGCAAGCGAACTTACAAAAGAAGAGCGCGAATTTATAACTGCTAACGAGAAAGACCTTACTGCTGAACAACGCAAAGCGTTTGATTTCTTAGATACCAAAGAGACCAAAGAAGAGAAAGAAGCACGCCTAGCATCTGAGAAAAAAGAAGCTGACAATAAGAAAAAAGAAGCTGCTGAAAAAGCCAAGAAAGGTGCCGACCAAGTTGTCATCTCAGCATCTGAACACGAAGCACTTGTCAAGAAAGCTAACGAAGGTGCCGAAGCTCTTGAACGATTGAACCGCAAAGAAGCCAGTGAAAAACTTAGCGCAGTATTATTTGCAAGCGATAGTCCACGACTACCAGTTGCCGCTAAAGACGACGTTGTTGATTTCTACATGACTCTTAATAAAGGTCAAAAAGAAGCGTTTGACGGCATCATGGAAAAGCTACCAGAAGTTAAAATGTTTAGTGAAATCGGTAGCGACCAAGGTGCAAGCGTAAAAGCTGCCGAAGCTCTTGATAAAAAAGCTAATGAACTTATGGAAAAGAACAAGGATCTAAGCTACTCTGACGCTCTTCGACAGGCATCAGAAGCTAACCCTGAATTAGCAAAACAACATGCGGAGATAAAGGAATAATATGGCCACAAAAATCACACCAACTAGCAGAACTTTCGATTCAGCAACTGATCTTTCAGCAAAGAAAAACTACATCGTAAAGATGTCTGGTGTTAATACTGTTGCTCTTGCAAGCGCAGCTACTGACGCTCTAGTCGGTACCATTGCAAACGTACCTGTATCAAGTGGACTTGTTGAAGTAGATGTTGACGGCGGAACTGGAAAAGTAAAACTTGGTTCTGGCGGTGCGACACGAGGTGCATACCTAACTGCTGACTCAAGTGGTACAGCAGTAGTTACTACGACTGACGGCGACCAAGTAATCGGTAAGGCTCTACAAGCTGGCGACGAGGGCGACGTTATCGAATATCAAATAGCGCACAGCAGGTTATACATAGCCTAATAAAAGGAAAATGAAGGAATAAATATCATGCCAGGAATAGCAAACACATACGTCGACAAAGCATTAACCAATGTTTCTGTTAAGTACACCAACGAAGAGTACGTTGCAGACCGCGTATTCCCTGTCATGGAAGTTGATAAGAAAACTGGTATCTACTACGAATACGACAAGAGCAACCTTCGTAAAGAAGATTCTCGCCGAGTAGGTTCAGCCAAAACTGCCGAAGTTGATCGTGAAATGGTCAAGAGAAACTACGGACCACTAGAAGAGCACGCGCTTAAAACTGGTGTAACCAAGGACGAACTTGATAACTACGACAGCCCACTAAACCCATTCATCGACGCTACTGAACATGTTACCGAGAAGTTGATGATCGAGAAAGAAGTTGACCTTGCAACTGACCTTGCAAACACAGCGATTGTCACACAGAACAACACGCTATCTGGTACTTCTCAATGGAGTGATTACGCAAACTCAAACCCATTCGCTAACATCGAAACAGCTTTAGGCTCAGTACGACTCGGCGGAATCAAGCGACCAAACACAGTGCTTATGGGTCAGCCTGTATGGGACAAAATTAAGCATCACCCAGACTTCTTAGACCGAGTTAAATGGTCTAACCGAGGTGTCCTAACCACTGAAATTTTTGCAGACCTTATCGGTGTCGACAACGTAATCGTTGCGCCAGCAGTCTACAACACTGTTGACGAGGGCCAGACTGATAGTCTTGACTACATCTGGGGCAAGCACCTTTGGGTAATGTATGTAACACCGCGACCTGGACTAAAGACAATCTCTGCTGGTTATCACCTAACCTTAAAGAACGGACGATACATCGACCGTTGGCAGTCACAAGACCGAAAGACCGAATACGTACGAGCTAACGACTACTACGAGCGTAAAATAATTGCAGCACCAGCTATATACTTGATAAAGAACGCTGTTGCGTAAGGAGTAACCCTGATGCAAACAGTTCAAGGAACACAAGTTTTCAAAAACCCGATTCAAGTTAGTGGCGGTTATCTGCGACGACAGGTATGGACTAACCCTGCTCTTGGTGCTCTCACGACTGCAAAGACTGGACAAGCTACAAGCAACTCCGTCATTACGACTGTTACCTCATTCGATGCTCAACCAGATGTACCGCGTTGCGTCAGCGTTGACCCGGGTGGTACAACCAACGACGTACCTGCTGGCGATGTTACAGTAAATGGTACAAACATTCGTGGCGAAACTATCTCTGATACCATTACATTTGCAGCTAACGCAACTGCTGCTCTAGCCACTACCAAAGCATTCAAGACAGTTACTAGCGTAGTATTCCCAGTACAGGACGGCGCATCTGCTACCTACGACATTGGTTATACCGACGCACTTGGACTTGATCGTTGCATGAGCGAAGCATCAGTACTTGATGTGTATGCTGCTGGTGTTCGAGAAACTACCGCAGCTACCGTAACATTCCACGCAAGCGATGTGAGCAAGAATACGATCAACCCCAACAGCTCACTCGACGGCAGTGTCGATTTTGCAGCGATATACGTAGCAACAGAACTAACAGACAAGGTTGGCTCTACCAGCTAATCATGTATAATTGATTTATAAGGAGTGAATAAATTATGAATATCGTACTTACAGCAAATGTTAATCACAACGGCCGACAGTTTGAATCTGGCGACGAGTTAAATGGTATCAATGATGTGGACGGCCAAGCGCTTGTCGACTCTGGTGTTGCCGAAGTTATTGAAGAGAAAAAGACCAAGAGAAACCGCACAGTCAATCTTGATGAAGATAAGGCCAACAAGTCATCTAAACCAAGTGACGATGATAGCGACGAAGATGAAGAGTCTGACGAAGATTCTGATGAGCAAGAAGTGCCTACCCTTTCCGACCTAAAGCGCATGAACAAAACAGCATTGCAAAATACAGCCAAAGACCTAGAACTAGAATTTGACCCAGAAGCAACCAACAAACAGTTGGTAGAATTGATTGACGGTTCACGAGAATAAACTAATAGGCGTGTCATTGCCTAGATCCGAAAGGACAAAGACTTGAGCAAATACCCGATACAACGATTCACACAGTCTCTAGTCTTAGATTTCTCAGAGGACGATGACCAGATTGTATCTGATGCAGTTGATCTTAATGGGCGCTTGTATCGAGTAGTCCTTGTTAACCCTGAGCTTGACGGTGAGGGTGCAACTGCCACGCTCGATATACTTGACTCTGACGGTTTAGCTGTATACACCAACTCAGCTATTGCTGAAAGCACCACAGAAAACGATACCTTATCTACACCCAAGGCTCTCTCTGGTTCGCATACGCTACGAGTTACAACTAGCACCGCAATGGACGCAGATAAAACTTTTGAAGTTGTGTTACTAATAGATAGAGGGTAGAATAATATTATGGCAAAGAATGAAGATCTAAAAGCGAAAGATGACGTACAAACTAGCATTACTGTACCGACTGGACCGTCTACATTCGTAAAGGTTAAAGTGATCGCTGAAAACGGCATTTTCAAAGCTGGTAAATTACATAAACAAGACAGCGAACTAACACTAGAACTGAATGCCGCTAACCGCTTCGCCGAAGTAGGCGAGGTAGAAATACTTGAGGACGAAGATGAGTAAGACCATTGAAGTACCAATGCCCGATCTTGAAGAGGCACTAGCATTCGCTAAACGAGAGGGGCTGAAAGTTGTCGCCAATGTTCACGCTCGTCTGTTTGATATTGACGGCGAATTGAAAGAAGAGCGTCGTGGTCACAACCTCGTTGTCAACACTGGACTAGCACACATTGCAGATCAACTAAGCGCATCGCCCGGTCAGGGTGCCATGTCACACATGGGCGTGGGAACTGGAACTACTGCTGCTGCTGCTGGTGATACTGCTCTTGAAACAGCACTTGATCGAAACGCATTAACCTCTCGCACAGACTCTGGTGCAGTTGTAACCTACGTTGGTACGTGGGCTGCTGGCGACGGTACTGGTGCAATTACTGAATATGGTATCTTTAACGCGTCATCTGGTGGCACGATGCTTGCCCGATACGTAGACTCTGTTATTAACAAAGGCGCGAACGATACACTAGTCGTTACCTGGACACTGACGTTTAGCGTATAGATAGGGGCCTAATTCTATGGCTCTGGTCACAGACACGATAACCTCAACCCAGTCTTGGGTCGCCCCGTCTGGTGTCACATCTGTAGATGTAGAGTGCTGGGGTGGCGGTGGTGCTGGTGCTGGTAATACCGCAGACATTGCTGGCGGTTCTGCTGGCGGTGGCGGTGGTGCTTATTCTAAAAAAACTGGGATCTCTGTAACCCCGGGCAACTCTTATACAGCAACGGTGGGTACTGGCGGTACTGGCGGTACTGGCAATGGTCCTGCTGGCAACGATTCCCATTTTATAAACTCATCAACTGTAATGGCTAAAGGGGGTGGTGGCGCAACTGGTGATACTGGCGGTACTGGCGGCGCATCTGGTTCAGGTGTTGGTGATACAAAAACATCTGGTGGTAACGGTGGTACTGGTGGCGCAAACTTCTCTGGCTTCGGCGGTGGCGGTGGCGGTGGCTCTGGCGGTAATAGTACGGGTGGCGGCAACGGTCAAAACGCACAGGCTGGATCAAATGCAACGGGTGGTTCTGCTGGTACTGGTACGCCGGGCGGTGTTGCTGGCGGTACGTTTGTTTGGAGTGGTAACAGTATCAACGGCGTAGCCGGTTCTGCTCGTGGTGGCGGTGGATCTGGTTGCTACAGACAAGCAAGTGGCAGCCCTACTGGTGGCTCTGGTGGTCGCGGTGAAATTCGTATAACCTATGATTTACCCTCAACTGATTACACAAAAAACCCTAGCGAAGCCGTAACTGTGGCTGATGCTATTACCCAAAATGTCGGCAAGAAACCAGCAGACATCGTGCACCCAGTCGAGGCTATTTCTCAAGCTGTTGGTAACACTTTGGCAGACGCACTACATGCAACTGATTCTGTCTCCAAAGCCACAGGCAAGCCCCTGACGGACGATATAACCGTAGCTGATGTAGTTGCCAAAGAACTCACCAAAGCCCTGCTAGAGACAGCCATTTTAGCTGAGAGTGTGGTAAAAGACGTTGGCAAGGGCATACCTGAGACTGTTGATATTACCGAGTCTTTAGGTCACGAAGCAGAATTTGAGCGTGAATACGATGAAGATGTTACCGCAACAGATGTAACAGCTCGAGGTATCGGCAAGAATGTTGCTGATGATAGCACCGTTGCTGATAGTGTAGCCAAGAATATAGGCAAAAATGTAGCAATTACTGTCATTGTTTCAGAGACTACAACCAAAAATACGGGCAAAAATGTAGCCGAAGCAGTACAAATTGTTGTTGATGTAGTCAAAGATATTGGCAAAAACCCTGCTGAAACAGTAGATATTACCGAGAGTTTAAGCCGGAACATCGCCACTTTACGCACTGAGGACATCGTTATTGGTGATGACGTGGCCAAGGCTATAGGTCTGGTTGTATCTGAAAGTCCCCAAGCCAGTGACGCAATCGTACGAGACATGGAAAAAGGCATTGCTGAAACGATCGTTATATCTGATCTGCTTTACCGTGCGTCTGGTTTTATGATAGGCGATAGCGTGACAGTTGCCTCAGTAGTCGAAAAGAACTTTGGCAAGAACGTTGTTGATGCAATAGATGTAGTGGACTTCGTTAATAAACTTATCGGACAAATCATCAATGACGAGGTTGAGATAACCGATGTTGTTAACTTAATATTCCCACCTAGAACATTCTCAGGTAACCGCATTGCTATGCCAGACAATAGAGCAGCAGCAATATTAAAATCGAAAGGTGTAGCAATCACTATGGTACAATCTCGCGCAGCAACACGCCTGACCATAAAGAGTAAGCTATAATAAAACTATGGCAGATAACGTAGATGTAACCCCAGGGTCCGGCAAGACCATAGCAACGAGTGATGTATCTGGTGAGCAAGTTCAGCACATTGCACCACGCGCAGTAAACGATGCAGACCTTGCGCCAAGCAATGCTGTCACTACTGCGTATGATAATGACCTCGTTATTAAAGCCAGTGCTGGTACTCTCTACGGGCTTACTGGCTACAACTCAGGGCCCGAACAATTTATACAACTACATAACGCCACATCTGCACCGTCAGACACCACCGCACCGACAGGACCAATCATAAAAGTACCAGCAGCTTCGCCGTTTGCTATTGACTTCGGTGATTTTGGTAGACGCTTTAGTACGGGCATCTATATTTGCAACAGCAGTACAGGACCAACTAAAACGATAGGGTCGAACGATTGCTGGTTCGATGCACAATACAAATGAGCAGATTATTCGTAGCCCCAAAACCTCAGACGTATGATGTATTCGTTTACAACTCGTCTCTGACCGATCTTCAAGCAGCAATACGTGGCGGCAACGTTTACAACAGTTGGTCTAAACTTATGGTAGCGACAGCGGCACAGGCTGGTCTCAAAACAATTTTCTTTGAGCAGAGTGAAACTATACCTACAGGCTCATGGAACCTAGACTACACAGTGCTAAGAGGTAACGGCAATGAGTATAACGCTGGTGGCTACACAATTACGTTTGGTGATAATACTACAATCTCGTCGTGGCTAGTACCCGGTTGGCACTCTTTGTTGCTCAAATCCACTTCAACAACTGGTCATATCTGCACCTTTACTTACCCATTCTTGCTACTGAACGAAACGGTAGGTAACGTTCAATCTTCAGCCACCTACGAGTTCTTTGCCTCAAGCTACGCAGGACAGAACATTGTCGCACTCAACAACTCAGCTCGGTGGAGTCTGATCGGTACAAGCATTGCACTATTCAAGTTTACGGGTGGTGCGTTTGCGCAACAGGTTATTCTCTCAAGGGGCGACGGATCTGTCGTACAGAACAACACGCTTTCTAGCACTAACTCACAGATATACATCGACATCATTGGCTCAGTAAACCAGAACCTCGCTAACTACCCAGCCACTCATTCAGGGTTTAGTGTCGGGGCTGGAGTGTACCTAGGACTAACTAACGTTTCTGCACTTAACTACTACGCTCAAACAAAGGCAACAGCCGATAGTCCATACACACTAGTTTCAGAGTGTGGCTACTTGAGGTGCAACGCAGCTAGTGGTAGTATGACCGTGAACTTACCGCCAGCAATCGGCAATGGTAGACCGGTAACCATTAAGAAGATAGACTCTTCGGCTAACACTGTAACGATTGACGGTAGCGGTAGTGAGACAATCGACGGGGCCACGACAAAGGTACTGACAACTCAGTACCAAACCATTCAGTTTATTGATGCCGCTACAGGTGTTTGGGAAATTGTTAAACCGTAAAGGACTATTATGAAACACGATATATCAAAACTGCACCCAATACATCAAAAGACATACAAAGAGTTTGTCGAAAGCGTCTACACACCGAACGAAGTGCCAGACGAGCTATATGATTATTGGCTCGATCTCAACGAAACAGTGCCGGACATCATCGGAAAACAAGAAGATGAAATGACAAAGGCGCAGAAAAAACGGTACCATGCCAAAGTTCAGGAACTAGAAGAAAAGCAACGGGGTGAGTAATGGCTATTGCAGGTACGCCGACTGGCCTACTCCTAGCTCTCACGTATGGCTGGACTGACCACACCAAGAACGTCAACGATGATGTTGATGTTGCCGATAGCGTTGCCAAGAACGTCGGCAATAGCCTAGGTGATAGTTCGACTATTGATGACGATATCAGCACTGCGTCTGGTAAGTTACTAGCCGATAGCACCGATGTTGCCGACGCAATATCAAAAGATGTAGGTAACGCCCTGTCTGATACGACCACCGCAAACGATAATGCCTCACAGTCAGTTGGTAAGAATATAGGCGACGACTCAAGTGTTGCAGATGCAACAACAAAATCTACTGGCAAGAACCCTAGTGAAGCTGTTATTGCTGACGACGCACAGAGTAGAGATGTCGGCAAGGCGCTCGACGATAACACCCAAGTAGATGACGCTATTGCTAGACAGTCCGGCAAAAACCTTAGTGATGCTACCCAGATTGCCGACGCACTCACTAAAAATACAGGCAAAAATATTGTTGACGACGTTGAGATTAGCGAGACCATAGCCCGAGATAGTGTTAGATCATTGGCTGATAGTGTGAGCACCAGCGATTTAGTGTCAAGAAACGTGGGCGAAAACATAGCAGACGGCACCGAAATGACCGATAGTGTGAGCAAAAACGTAGGTAAGAACATCATTGATCTTACATCTGCTGGCGATGCGCTCAGTAAAAGTGTTGGTCATACCATTCAAATGACAGTTATTATCAGCGATTCCCCAGCAAAAGCTATTGGTAAAAACCTATCTGACAATGCAAGCGTCGATGACCTTGTGTCTACTGTAACTGACTACGTAAGAATAATCAGTGACAGCGTGATTGCCTCTGATCTGGTAGCCAAAAATATAGGGCATCTATTAAATGATTCGACCAGCGCAAGCGATGCCCTAGAAAAACTGATTGGCAAAGTACTCGATGACACAATCTCACTAGACGACAATATTACCTTTGAGTTTATACCGGGCAGTTCTAGGTCTGGTATTGTATCGCTAAAAAATCAGCGTGGCGTTACTGCGCTCAGACAGAAAGGCTATACAGTCAACCTCGGGTAGATGTATACTATTGTTATGTCGGCAATTCTAAATATTGAAAACTACGGAATCACTAACATCAAAGAAGAGTCTCAGCTAAATGCCGAGATAGATGCAGGTGTTACGGCAGTCACTCTAAAGAATACCCAGAACGTAGCTGCTACCGATTGGATCTTGATAGGAAACAAGGGCGCAGAGCGCTCAGAGATTAGGGCCATAGATTCAGTGCCAAGCTCAACATCAATCGTTGTTGGTGCAGCAACTAGCTTTAGTCATAAACGATACGACCCAGTAACTATTTTGCACGGTAACCAGATTAAAATTTATCGAGCGGCCAACGTCAACGGAAGCCAGCCAGCAGATATTAGTTTTGATGTTCTTGATACGGTGGCCATTGACTCTGACAATATCACGACCACCTATATTGATGACGAAGGTGGCGCTGGCTACTGGTACAAGTTTACTTATAAGAATCAAACAACATCAATCGAGTCAGACCTAGGTGATAGTAATGCAGTTCGCGGATCTTCAAGCGATCTCTATACTACCGTTGACGAAGTTCGTGAAGAGGCTGGCATGGAAAACAATCGCTGGATCTCTGACGTTTATATATCTGGTCGATTGACTCACGCCATGTCAACGATAGACACCTACCTTGGTGGCACTTACACCACGCCATTTGAAGCGCCTATATCTCCTACTATATCGAATATTGCAATGATACTAGCGGCAGGGTACGTGCTTAATAGAGAATACGGTACAACCACCTCGGGCACCAGCAAAGACGGGCAAGCTAAAATCGACTGGGCTATGGAACAGCTACGCATGATTCGATCAGGTGAAATAGATCTTACTGACGGCTCTGGCAACTCTCTTGAATCTGGCGATCGATTGACTGGCTGGCCAGACGAAACTACTGCCGCTACCGCAAACGAAGAGGGCGGTGGTCCTCGACAATTCAGAATAACCGACGAGTACTAATATGAGTGATGTGCTGACCGTTGAAATAAAAGGTCAACGTGAGCTAGTAAAAAAGCTACAAAACTATACGGGTGCGCTTAGTAACCTAAGAAAAGTCACCGTTGCTATTGGTCAAGGCATGGTAGATTTTTATTCGACAGTCCCGTTTGTTTCTGGTGGCGGTGTCTACGGCGACAAGTGGCAAGAGCTGAACCCTAGTTATAGAAAATGGAAATCAAAGAATTACCCAGGCAAGGGTATACTAGTAGCGTCTGGCGAAATGCAAGCTGGCTTCACCTACGTAGCAGACAGACAGAGCGTTAGAATATCTAACCCCGTTGAGCATTTTGAAAAGCATCAGTTGGGCGACGGCGTACCGCAACGTGTGATGATGAAGCTCGATAAGAAGCGCCAAGAAGATGCTGCTGATATACTAAGAGAGTCTTTAATTAAAATGTTCAAAGGTTTTTAATGGACCCATTCACTACAGATAGAATTATAGAGAAACTAAAAGACCTAATACCAGAGGTCAAGGTTGTATTTGACGGCGACCCTTACGCCATTGCACTCACCCAGTTACCAGCTATTGTAGTTGAAACTGAGACCGTTGCTGTGCGTACTGGCCCAACTGGAATGGATCGAACTGGCGAAGCTATCGTTATAAAATACATCGTCAATAAACGTGATGACTTTGGTGAATCGTCAAACACTAACGAGACTTACCGCAGACTAAAGCGCGTCATTTTAGCTCGTGATCCTAACACCCGGCAATGGAAAAAAGAAACACTGATGTATGCTATACGCAAAAACTTTACCCTTGATAATGTACTGATTGGCCAAGATGTTGATGTCCAATTTGTCATGGCGGCACGACCTGATGACATGCTCACAGCAGAAGCGCACGTAACAATTTCTGCAACGGAACTAGTTGAGGTATCATCTCGCAGTTGACACTAGAGTTCTTACGATAGATAATGTAATAAAACCTGTGGTCTAAAAATATTATTATGGCTACATATACTTACAAAAACATTTCAGACCTACCCCAGTTGTTAATCGGTCATGGCACCATTGAGCCAGGCAAGACTTTCAAGACTGACGAAGAAGTTAATAACCCTAATTTTGAAAAAGTCACAGAGTCTAAATCTAAAACCCAACCAAAAGGAACTAAGTAATGGCACAAGAACGACATTCAAACCTCGGCTACATAGCATTCAAAAAAGAAACCACTAAAGGTACTGCCGTAGTCCCGAATGTTTACGTGCCAGCATACAGTGAAGATCTGACAACTAACTGGAACTTGATTGAAGATAACCCGATTGTCGGTAATAAATTTGCACGATTCCAAGTATTGCCTGGCTTGCGCGGTCACACGGGCAACCTAACAGTCATGGGCGAACCAAATACTATAGGCTACTTATTCGATATGCTACTTAGAAAAGGCTCAACAACTGGCTCTGATCCTTATACTCACCCCTTCACATTGTCTACGACAAACCCCAACTCTTATACTATGGACATCAGCTACGTCAGCCATGTTGTTCGGTTCTTTGGTGTTGAAGCAAGTGCAATTACTCCTACATGGGAGTCTGGCGAAATGCGACCAGAGGTTACTGTATCTGCTCTCAAGTCATGGGCTGGACGAACTGTCGCATCAGTAAGTGGCTCTGGTCCGTATGATGTCGTGTTCGACACTGACTACGACCCACGCCCAACCGACGGTTTAGTTGTTGGCGATCTATTGCAATTCTACGACTACAGTGAAAGCGCTATTATAAATGCGATCGTCGACGGGATCGATAGCGACGGCGTGACTATCGAAGTTAGCGAAAACGTCGCTGCGTTAGCTGCCGGAGACTACTGTACCTTACGGCCAGCAACCCCTAGCTTTAGCTTGCTCACTCCTTTCTTATGGCAACGCACAGAGTTCAGATTTGGCGCTGACGCAGCAGCAGCATTAACCGCAACACACACCCCTCTCGAACAAGATTCAAACTGGGCTATCATGCACCCATTTGAAGAGGACGAAGGATCTAAACGATCTGGGTCGTTCGACCCAGCCAGCCTACCGCGAATGCAAGGCGATGCCGAGTTTAACGCTCGAGTGTTCTTTGATACACCAGAACAGTTGCAAAGGTGGTTAGACATTCAAAAACGAGCCGTCGTAATTAGACATTTCAGTGGTACCGGCTATGAGTTGCGAGTAACTTTGAATAACGTGCGCGTGCGCGAGGGTGCGCAACCACATCTTGAAGCAGAAGGTATCTTGTATAGCGACCTCAACTTTGCCCCAACACTAGACACTGGTGACGGCCAAGCCCTTGACGTTAAAGTCTTGAACGCTGTATCATCTATATAGTAAATAGAGGTATGATCGTGACTGGGAAAC